AATCCACCCCAGAAGGCTATGTAGGCGAAGACTATCTTTTCTGTGATCGTGCTACGGCTCATGGTTACGAAGTATGGATTGACCCCACCATTAAGCTAGGTCATTTAGGGATGGAAGAGTTTGCAGGGTCTTTTGGTGAAGAATATCTATACCCTCTTATTAGACCTATTGATGCCAAAAAGGATGTTGCATAATGGCTAAGACCCCCGCATGGACTCGCAAGGAAGGCAAGAACCCAAGTGGGGGGTTGAATGCAAAGGGTCGTGCATCTTACAACGCAGCAAATCCGGGGAAACCTGGATTAAAAGCTCCCCAACCAGAAGGTGGTTCACGCAAGAAGTCATTCTGTGCACGGATGTCAGGCATGAAGAAAAAGCTAACATCAGCCAAAACAGCTAACGATCCTAATAGCCGCATCAACAAGTCATTACGGGCTTGGAAGTGTGCTGAAGGCGGAGCAATTAAAAGTAAAGCTAAAAAGAAGGTGATATGAAAGAGCATTTAACCGAAGGCACTAAACACGTTGTAGATGGGTTATCTTTAGTTACAGTGGTAGGCACCCTAACAGATTTATTGCCTGCAGTAGCGGCTTTGTTTACCATTGTATGGACACTAATTCGTATTTACGAAACCAAAACAGTTCAAGGGTGGATTAGCCGTGCCAAGCAAAAGTAAACCCCAAGCTCGCCTTATGGCGGCAGTAGCACACAACCCTGCGTTTGCAAAGAAAGTAGGTATATCGCAGTCTGTTGGGAAAGAGTTTAACAAAGCCGACAAAGGCAAAACTTTCAATAAAGGTGGAACTATGAAACATTCAGATATTAAGATGGACAAAAAGGTTGTTAAGAAAGCTGTTGGCATGCATGACAAGCAACAACACGGCGGTAAAAAAACTAATTTGTCCAAATTAGCTAGAGGCGGCGGTATAGAAGCCAAGGGTAAAACCAAAGGCACTATGGTTAAAATGAATAGAGGCGGAAAGGCTTGCTAATATGAAAAAGAAAATACGTAAATTTGAAGAAGGTGGCTTAAGCAAAGCCCAAGAAGAATGGTTAGGTGGCGCTGATCGTACCGATCCTTTTATTATGGCTCGTATGCGCAAAGCTGTTCCTGATGAACCAAAGGCTGCACCTAAAGCAGATACCGGCGAACTACGTGATGAGACTGGCGCTACTTCTAAGATCCGTCGCAATACCGAAACTGGCGATCTATATAGCACAGAAGCCCCTACACCTAAAGCCGCTCCAAAGGCAGAGTCAAAACCCGCTGCAAAAGCTGAGACAAAAGCCGAGTCAAAACCTGCACCAAAAGCAGAGTCAAAAAAAGCTTCTGGTGAAGAGCCATCTTTCTTTAAAGGCACTAAAGGATATAAAAATCTTGGAGCGTTATTTAAGTCTATGAGAGAAAAAGCTGGTATTACTAGCTACAAATCAGGCGGTGCAGTTAAATCTTCAGCTTCTAGACGTGCTGATGGCTGCGCTGTCCGTGGTAAGACAAAAGGCCGGATGGTATAACTATGCCAAACTACAGACAACCTACTGAAAAAGAAGCGAAAAAGCTTGAGGGCGCTCGCAAGAAAACGGTAGAAGGCATCGAAGCCGAGAAGGATATGTTTTCAAGGCTTATGCCGACTATGGCAAAAGACGCTCGGGATCAGATCCGAGCTGGAAAAGCTATGCGGGAGTCTGTACCTGCTGCCGCTCGTGAGGGCGAGGCTTATAATCAAGCTGGCTTTAATAAAGGCGGACTTAATAAAGTTAACCCCACCCCTTCCATCCCAGCAACACCTGCTAAGCAGAACCCTAACGCAGTAGATAAAGATTCTAAAAAACCTGGAGCCAAAGGCTTTCAAGCAATTCTTGATAAACATACAGGTGGTAGCAAAAGGGGCAGCGATACCCCCGATAATCTTAGAACTGGTGGGAAAGTATCCTCAGCATCTAAACGGGCCGACGGTATTGCTATTAGAGGAAAGACACGCATATGAGACCTAGCCGTGGAATGGGTGACATTAACCCATCTAAAATGCCCGGTAAAAAAATCATTAAGCGGAAAGACAAACCGCAAGATGTAGAGATGTATGCCAAAGGCGGTAAGGTTGGTAAGGGTGGCAGAGCCGGAGCTGGTTCGGCAATAGCAAAAAAACTTTTACAAAAACCTGGTTCTTTAACTGCGGCGGATATGTATGCAGAAGGCGGTAAAGTTAATGCGGCTGGAAACTATACTAAACCCGGTTTACGTAAACGGATTGTGTCTCAAGTAAAAGCTGCTGCAACACATGGTACTGGCGCAGGTCAGTGGTCGGCCCGCAAGGCCCAACTAGTAGCAAAAAAATATAAGGCGGCTGGCGGTGGTTATAAATGAGTGGATTAGCAAAATCTCAACGTTCCTTAAAAGCTTGGGGCGACCAAGAGTGGACAACCAAGTCAGGGAAGAAGTCGTCCGAGACAGGCGAGCGGTACCTGCCAAAAAAAGCAATACAGGCACTAAGCCCAGCCGAGTACGCAGCAACAACACGAGCAAAGCGAGCGGGAAAAGCACAGGGACAACAGTTCGTGCCACAGCCAAAAAAGGTAAAAGCAAAAGTAAAACCATATCGAAAGGTGTAAATAGTGGCTGATACAAAAGACTTTATTCAACTACAAGTAGATGCATCTGAGCGCCTATATCAAATGATGCTTGATGACCATAAAGAACGAATTAGAGATATGTCGATGTGGGCTGAAACTAGTGTAAGTCTTATGAAGAAACTAGACGAACGAGACGAACTAATAGAAAAGCTTCACAGAGAAATTGAAGTGCTTAAGAATAAATAACTATGGCAAATACAACCGGCCTTACTACATTTAATTTAGATCTTAACGATCTAATAGAGGAAGCATACGAGCGCTCTGGGTTACAGTTGCGTTCTGGCTATGACTTTCGTACGGCCCGCCGGTCTTTAAACTTGCTTACTATTGAGTGGGCAAACCGTGGTATTAACTTATGGACTATTGAAGAAGGCGTAATTCCAATGGTTACAGGGCAGGCAGTATACCCCATACCAGAAGACACAATTGACCTTTTAGACCACGTCATTCGCCAAAACAACGGCACTGCTAGCACACAGTCAGATATTAATATTTCCCGTATCTCTGAGTCTACTTATTCGACCATACCCAATAAACTAGCAAACGGCCGACCAATTCAAGTTTGGATTAACCGCCAGACTGCAAACACAAACGCAACGGCATCTACAACGGTAGCGGCAAGCGGAAACACACCAAGCGTATCTACTACAGACACGACAATTAATGTAGGGTCTACAGCAAACTTACCTTCAACTGGGTTTGTTTTGATTGATTCGGAAACTATCGGATATACCAACGTAACCGACAACCAACTAATAAACTGTGTAAGAGGACAAAACGGAACTACCGCAGCTACTCACGCTACTGGCGCTTCTGTAAAAGTACAAAACTTACCATGTATTAATGTTTGGCCTGCTCCCAATGCTGGTGGAGACTATACGTTTGTTTACTGGCGCATGCGCCGCATGCAAGATGCTGGAAACGGTGTAAACATTCAAGACATCCCATTCCGGTTGATCCCCTGTATGGTGGCTGGATTGGCATACTATATTGCAATGAAGAAACCAGAAGTAACGCCAGACAGAGTTCTAGGTCTTAAAGCCGACTACGAACAACAATGGTTATTAGCTTCCCAAGAAGATAGAGAAAAGGCTTCTGATAGGTTCGTACCCCGTCAGTTGTTTTATTAATGCCATCTAAATTTGCATCTGGTAAGAATTCGATTGCGGAGTGTGACCGATGTGGTCAGCGGTATAAGCTTAAGGAATTACAGAAACAAGTAGTTAAGACCAAGCTTTATAATATTAAGGTTTGCCCAACGTGTTGGGATCCAGATCAGCCACAGTTATCGCTGGGTTTATATCCAGTTAATGATCCGCAGGCAGTTCGGGAGCCAAGACCTGATGTAAGTTATCAAGCATCTGGATTAGACGTATTAGGTAATATTTCGGGAGGTAGTAGGGTGTTTCAGTGGGGGTGGTATCCAGTGGGCGG